TCACTGACTAAAGAACAGCAACAAGACGTTATTACTCGTACTTTCACCAAGTCTCTGTAATAACTCAGCCTTGTAATCTGGTCTGATAAAAGGCTCCACAGTGTGGAGCCTTTGTTTCATCTCTCCCTGCCCTGCACTGTCTGCACGACAGTCTGTTTTGCCAGAGCGCTATACGTTGTGGATCTCTGGCAAAGCAGTAGCACCATTGCTGACAATCAACCTTATTGATTGTCTGGTATCATAAACCTGTGGTTTTCAGTTTATCTCTGCCAGGCCAGCACCCGCACATGTAGACTGCTATTCATTGGTCAATATGGAGAATAACCCGCAATGTCAGTTCAAGGTGACATAGTTTAGGGTTTATTTTATTGAAATATAAGGATTTATTTCAAACCACGTCCACATATTGACCATTTCGAGATTTAGTTATAAGAAAGCCCCGCATTTTATTTTGCGGGGCTTTCTTGTTTCCTAAAGAAAATAAATATTAGCCATGAAAAAACCCGCTTTCGCGGGCTTCTTTTAACGTGTGTTTTCAGTGCATCTGGAAAGACTGCTGCTGATGTTTATCTGGGTGCAGTTGAACGGCATGAACTGTTCCAGGTTCAACAATGATGTCAGCAATCGATTCATGTGTTTTGAATGTACAACTGCAATTAATATTCTGACACTGGTGATAACGCTCTTTAGTGTTGAGGCTCAAGTAACGGCTTGAACGGGCGTGGGCAGCGTGCTGGCATTTCGGACAGTGCATCATAATAATCGCCATATAATCATTTTAATCAGATACAATCATTGTATGTTATCCGCAAAAAAATATACATCTCACATTACAGTGATTTACATATTTCACTTATTCAGCACCGTCGCTTTGTGTCGCCTCATAACTCACATCCGACAGCAATACCTCCAGATTCAACGCCGTCACAAACCCACTGCCGCCCAGGCTGTGCGTCACCTTGCTGATTATCCAGGGCTGCGCGTCGATCACGGATTTAAAGCCGGACACCGCCACCGGCGTCTCAGGAAATAAATCAGCCCGTCCGCGAGCCAGGGAAATCGAGAACTCTGCGACACCACGCTGGAGTTTGTCCCACTTTGCCTGGGCTGCCCGCATGGCGGCCTTTTGCGTGGCGTAGATGGTGGTGAGGGCAAACACGTTTTCATCACTGCCCGCCAGGTAATCCCCTTCCTTCGCCTCCGGCGTTTTCTGCACCTTCGCGCTGGTCTTCTTTGCCTTCGGGTGTTGCAGGGCGCGCAGGTACTGCACTTTCGGTTTCCGCTGCACCTTCACTTTTTTAGGCTTCGGGTCTTTGGTATGCAGCCAGCTTGCCGAAACGCCGGTGTAGGCGCCACGGTCAGCAATATTGAACGTATGCCCGTCGCCGTCGCTGCGGATAATCGTCATCTGCGGGATGGGTTTCCCGCTGGCAGTCTTTGCCGCGCCTGGCTTGATAAACAGCAGGTTGCCCGCCTTGATGGCGACAACCGCGCCGTTCAGCTCCGCCAGGCGCGTGATAAATTTTGCGTCCGTTTCCTGGGTCTGGTCAATGTGTGAGACCTTTACGCCCCTGAAAGGCTCGGCAACGGCGGGCTTGAGGTTATTACGCGCCGCCACGGCGGACACCACCGCCTCCAGCGTCGTGTCGTGATAGGAATTATCACGGCGGGAATTCAGGCTGCCGCGATAGTCCGCGCTGCGGGCGCGGATGGTCAGCGTGTCCGGCGTGCCGCGATGCTCCACCTCATCCACGGTAAAGTCGCCTTTGTTCGTCAGCGCCTGGCCTTTCCAGCCGAGCGCGATATTTATCACCGCGCCGCGTGGCGGCATCTCCAGCAGGCCGTCGGTGTCGCTCAGCGCGATGTCGAGCTGGTCAGCCTCAAAGCCACGGTTGTCCGTCAGCGTCAGCGAAATCAGCCGGTTGCTGACGTCCTGGGTAATGTCCTTACCGCCGACGGTCACCGTAAAATCCGGCGCAAATTGCGCACCGGCACCGATGGTCATATCCGTAATCACAACAAGCCTCCCAGTTGGCCGGTTAAACCTCCGGCCTGGTTGAGCAGTCCGTCAGCCTGGGCTTTCATGTCGCCGAACATGGCCGCCAGGGATTCATCCACGCGGGTCAGTGTCAGCGTAAACTCTATCTTTCGCGGCGCGCCGTTGGAGAAGAATTCCGTGTGGGTTTCGCTGACGCTGTTCACCACGAACATCCCGTAAATGGTGCCGCTGCCCTCCAGCAGCGGCCACGCCTTGCCCTCGTCGGCCATCAGGTTCAGTGCCATCAGTGACAACTTTCCGCCGGTGATTTCCGGCATCAGCACGCCGGACAGGGTAATTTTCTCCTCATTCACCCCGAGGAACTGCGGCAGCGGACGCAGGCCGACGCGGTTGTTTACCGGCCAGCGGTAATCAACATCGCGCTGCAAGCTTTGATAGGGGACGGTCTGCAACTGAAACACAAACAGCCCGAGCGTTAACATCATGCGACTCTCTCCTTAATCGTTATCCATGCGGGAACGTTGCTGGGCGGCGCGGGCGCGGTCACGGGCTTCCAGCTCGGCGCGGATCTGGCGGCTGGTATCCTGGACGCCTAAACCTGCACCGGCGGCAATGGTGTAATGGTGCGTGCTGCGGTCGATATAGCTGCGCCCGCCGCCGACGGACACCGGCGTGTAACCGCCACCCAGCAGGCCACCCGACGGCGGGACAATCGGGGCGGGATTATCCAGCGGGTGTTTTGCCAAATCCGCCTCGCCGTTTTGCCTGGAACGCCGGTCAGCAATGTCCGCCGTTTTATCCATGTCTGCAGATTCTTCCTTGATAACGCCGAGCTTCTCCAGCAGCCAGACCACGCCGCTACGCAGCTTATTGGCTACCTGCAGCGGTGCGGTCAGTGCGTTAGCGACCAGGCGACCAAACGACACCCCCGCATCTTTACAACTGTTCAGCGTTTCCTGCGTGGATTTCACCGGTTGGATCAGGTCTTTGAACCACTGCCACAAGACCTTGAGCCTGTCCCCAAGCCAGTCAAACACCGGCTTAAGCGGCGCGAACATCTCTTTCACCGGCTCGAATGCCACCCCCAGCCCTTCAATGACGCCCGCAAAGAAGGCGCTGATCGGCTCCCAGTACTTACGGATAAGCAGCGCACCGGCGACAATGGCGACACCGACGGCAACAATCGGCCACGTCAGGCCGCCGATCACCGTTGCAATCGCGCCGCCCACCGTGCCGAGAATGGTCCAGAGCATCCCCGCAGCGGCGACAATCAGATTAATCCCGCTGATAACGGGACCGGCCACCAGGCCAAACACGCCCAGCGCACCGATAATCAGCAGCGCACCGCCTGCCACCTTGCCGAGCGTGGCCGCCAGGGCTTTATTGTTCACCACCCACTTATCCAGTTTGAGCACGTAGCCGGTGGCGGTTTGTACCAGTTTGCGCAGGGACGAATCCTGCTGATCAAACAGGTCTGTGCCGACCGCTTCATAGGCGGACTGAAATTCCTTAAAGTCGCCGCCGAGGTTGTCCTGCATGATCGCCACCAGCGCCTCGGTTTTTCCGTCCGAGGTTTTGAACGCCTGGGTAAGCGTGTCGAGCTTGCCCGACGTTGCGCCGTCCATCAGCACCATCGCCGACGAGCTGGCCTCTTCACCAAAGATGGCCTTCATGTACTGCGCACGCTGCGAGTCGCCGAGCTTGTTTTTCGCAAAGCTCTTTTGCATTTCTTTCAGAATGACAAACAGCGGGCGCATGTTGCCTTTGCTGTCCGCCGTTTTTACCTTCAGCTCACCGAGCGCGGCCGCAGCGGTGCCCGTCGGTGCCTGCAGGCGGGTAATGACCGCACGCGCACCGGTGCCCGCCATCGAGCCGGTGATTTTGGCATCCGCCAGGGCAGCGGCCATGGCCGCCGTTTCTTCGACGCTGATACCAGCCTGCTTTGCCACCGGCGCGGCATAGGTCATGGTGTCAGACAACCCCTCAAAGGTGGCGGCAGACTTGTTCATGGCCGTAGAAAGCACGTCACCGATGTGTGACACGGTGTCATTGGTCATGCCAAACGCGGACTTCACGCCCATCAGCAGCGTGGCGTTTTCCTCCATGGTGCGCTTGTTTGCCAGGGACAGATTCAGGATGGTCGGCGTCGCCGCCAGAATGCCGTCCTTGTCCGCGCCGGATTTCGCCACGATGATTTGCGCGGCGGCGGCATCATCGGCAGAGGCGGCGGTGTTGTCGCCGAGCTGCCGCGCCTGGGTGCGCAGGGCGGTCATATCGGTGGAGTCTTTTTCTAATCCCAGCGTTGCCTGTAGCTCGGAGTTTTTCTGCGCAAAGTTGAATCCGGGCATCAGCAGCCCGACACCCGCCGCCGTGCCCGCCGTCGCAATGCCGACACCCGCCGCCCCCGCACCGGTGACGCTGCCAGCCAGTTGTTTACCGGCCTGATACCGGCCTTTCACCGCGTTGAGTTTGGCCTGCTGTGCGCTCACCCGTGCCAGAGATTCGCGCTGCCGGTTGAGCTGCGCGGTGGTTTCGCTGATGGACGTTCTCAGGCGGCGTTCCGATTCAGACAGCGTGCGCGTGCTGATGCCCGCTTGGGTAAGTTCGGTGCGCTGACGCTGCACCGATTGGCGCAGCCCGTTGAACTGGGTCTGCAACTGCGCGGCGGTACGCTTCGCCGATTCCATGGCCTGCGCCTGTGCGCGGGTCGGGCTGGCGGTGTTTTTAAACTGAATCGCCAGCGCCGCCGCTTCCGCTTTGGCGTCTTTCAGTTTCTGACCGGTGACGGCGAGCTGCGCGCTGGATTTGCGGAAGCCATCAATCTTTCCGGCCTGAGCGTTCAGGTCTTTGAGGGTGGTCTGCGAATTTTTAATCTCTCCTGCCAGCGCCTTACTGGCGTTCTGCACCGCTTTAAACGGGCGGGTCGCCTGGTCAACCGCCTTTAACAACACCTCTAACTTTAAGTTACTCACTGTCGGTGGCTCCGCTGCGCTGCATGGCCTT